GCCGCAAGCGGTGATAGACGAACGCAGTCTCGTTAGCGTTCTTGGAGTTGTCCGCAAGGGAGATGATCCGCTCGGCGCCTACATGCTGGAGCGCGCGGTTTGCAATGTCCTCTGGGATTGTGAAGCCTGGTACGATCCACATTTATTCCACCGCTGTTGGTACGCGCGTGAATGATACCGCGCAGACGCCGAAGTAGCTGATCACCCTGTATGAGCCAGGGGGCAAGGCAAGCGCAGTCGGGAACGCTGTAAGCGCAGAGATATTGGCGGCGAGCCGATCTATCCACGTTACCCCATCCGGCGCCAAGCGTTGTAGATAGAAAACCGCTGGGCCGCTGGTCAGCGTGGTCGCAGTGAACGTAGCATTGGTCACAGTCTTCGTGGAGGTGATGCCGGCAGTGAGAAGGTTCCGCGCCGAGATGATCACCGTATGATTGGTCGTATCGATGACGCCGGCTGAAACCGCAGCAGCCGGCGAGACAGTGCCAGTGTAGTAGTCCGTGCCTGCTACGCCCGTTCCGTTGAGGGTGGCAATCAAGGATGCAAGGGAGGTGTTGGCGTCCACGCCGATCTGCACATCGTTGGCTTGCGCCATCGTGGTCTTAAACCGATAAGTGATCGTCTCAAGAACGACGACCTGAGCATCCGAGGGGTTGGTGCCCATCGTCAGCAGGCCGTTGTGCGTGCCCTGAAAGTCAAGCTGATAAGTGCCGCCGCGAAGGGAGAAGTAAGCAACGCTAGAAAGCAAGGCCGGGTTCTGATAACCCTCATCCCCGTTGTTCCACATTGGTTTACTCCACTGCGGTCGGGATGCGTGTCACTTCGAAATAGTTGGCGGTGAAGGTGGCGATGACAACTTCATAGGAACCGGGCGGCAAGCTGATGGTCTGCTGGCCAGCGGTCGCACTGATCTGAGTGATGCGCGCGGTGTAGGTGGTGCCATCGGGAGCAAGCTTCTTCAAGTCAACAGTGCCGGACCCTGTGCCGATGAACTCTACCCAATATGATCCGCCGCGAAGCGTGAATGCATACGTTCCCGCTGCGACGTTCTTCTGGCGCGTGCCGTCGCCGCCATTCCAAATGCCCATGATGGCTCCTTACAGAATTGGGAAGTTCGTGCCGTCCGGTGCCGAACCCGGCATTTCGAACAGGTTCTCAAGGGCTTCCAGGAACTTTGCGACATCTTGCCGCGTCAGGTTCTTGGCGTCCGCGATGCGGAGTTCCATGTCCGCAGCCGGCGAAGCAGCCGATGAACCCTTGCTGATGTCCTTGGTGAACGTTGTCCCGTCGAGGCCGCGAGTGATGCCGAAGAAATGGTCAGCCATGTTTCAGTTCCTTATATGAGCCCGTAATTTGCACGGAATGTGTCAACGAGTTTAGCAAGTTCGGCGTTCAATTGCGCGACGGTCTTGATCACCGCCAGGTCGATGTCAACCACAACCGGAGCAGAAACGATTTGCGCCGTGATGGCCGTCTGAACCGCCGTGATCGCAGTCTGTACCGCCGTGACCGCTGTGGCGACCGTTGCATCGCTTTCCGACTGCGAGGTTCGGGTTGTGGCCAGCGTTGCCCGCGCTGTGGAAGCGGTAGTGACCAAGTTGGTCAACGCGGTATTGTTGGCGTTCAAGCCAGGATGCAAAGCATAGGCACCAGATTTTACAGCAGCCCGAGCCATGTTTCATCCCTTCCAAATTGGTCCCCGAGGGCTTGGCCCCCGGGGTCTTGTAGTCCTACTCGGTGTAGGTGACGCGCACGAAGAGGTTCGCCGCAGCCTGCGTCGAAGCAGCCACGATGACACGAACGTACACATCGAAGAAGCCTGCCGCAGCCCACGCAACGCCTCGGCTATCCGCGAAGCCGAGAATGTTGATGAGGGGGGTCTGCGTGAAGACCAGTTCGTTCGGGGCGCCCGAGTTCGTCGGGATGCCGTAGTTGTCGAGTTGGAGGTAGCCCGAGACGCCGCCTGTGGACGTAAGCGAGCCAACGCCGGTAATCATCTCCAGGACCGGATGCGCCTTTTGAGCGACACCATAAGCCGGCGATCCACCACCCAGAACCGGGGTGTTGCCGAAGATGTCATTCATGTCGGTGGTCGCCGGGGTCGCAACCGTGGCGCCTAGCCCGGTATCGGTCGGGGTCAGACCACGCACATTCGACGGGGTTCCGTCGATGGTGCTGTCGGAGAACACAACGCCCACGCCCAACGTCAGGGCGGGAGTGGCATTGTTGTCGATGTAGCCATCGGTCCAGAGTTCGACCTTCTTGACCTTGGCGGTCGTTGGGAAGCGGCAGAGACGGACATACGAGCCCGCATCCATGTTCGTGGCCGGCCAGGCGACCATGTCTTCGATCTGCTTGAGCCGCGCCGGGGCGCCTTCGCCAGCGGCGAGGGTCGGTGCTCCAACGAAGCCTGTGGCTGGGGTCGCGTCGAGAACGGTGACGTTGACGCCTTTGCCTGAAGTGGTAGTGCCCATAGTGATAGTCCTTTCAAAGTGTTCTGGCTTCCGCCATCGACAACCTTGGGGGTTCCCAGGGCTGATAGGGTTCCCCCTACTTAGGGGGAAGTAGCCCGGCCCAGGAAGGTTCCCTGGGCCGGTAGAAATTCACCCTTACGGGTTAATGTCGGCGCCCGTGCTGTCCGCACAGTTGACCTGGAACACCTTGCCAAGCTGGGTGCGAGTTGCACCGTACATGGCCTGGGTGTAAAGCTGCCAGGGCTCGCTCGACAAGTCGAGACGCTGAGACACATTGTTGGTCATGTCTTTCCAGATGCCGAGATAGAGGCCCGACTTCACGAAAGATAGGCAACCGCGAGTGGTAGTGGAGACAATCGGAACGCGCTCCATCACGACGATGTCGAAGCCGAGGAACCGCTTGAGGCTGCCGTCCTTGAGGATCGGCGCATCATTATAGTCGCGGCTAACGATCTGCTGTTGCGAGAGAAGATCGCTTTCCTGCTTCGAACCGATGATCAGCACAGCGCCTTCGCTGTCGAGATCATTGTGGAACTTGCGGTAGGCGCGCTTCAGCTCGATCAGCTTGGCGACGGTGAGGCCGGTCGCGGCAGAGGCGCCGAAAGCCGGGTCAACAACGTAGCCCATCGTGGCTGCGTCGGTGTAGGTGGTGCTGGCTGCGAACGAAGCTTCCGAACCAAGCGAGCCGGCATCGACGCCGGTAATCGCGGCACCCGGGCCGGCAGCGAGGATGCTGTCGTCATAGGCGCGGCCAATCGCATTCGCCGCATTCTGGGTGTAGCCAGATTTCGGGTCAACGATGGTCTGTAGCTGGTCGAAGCCGTCGAGCAACTGGTTCACATCGAGTTCGGCCGGGAATACCCAGCGCCGAACGAACGTGGACTGCGTGTTGTCCTTGGGAGCGAAACGGCCGGCTGGGGCCTTCGCGGTGATCGGGGCGATCTGTTGGATGGGCGAAGCCATCTTGCCGACATGCGCGCCGGTATCAACGAAGCCACGAAGCTTCGAACCCTTTTGCTGCAAGAGCAGTTCTAGGTTCGTGCTGTACTGCGCGGTATAGAGAGGGACAAGTCCCTGATCGAATGAGGCCATGATTGGCTCCTGTTACGGTTAAGTCCACGAATTGCGATGTGGCCTTATCCTAAGCAGGGGGCCGTTCAGTCCAGTTCGCCGCCATAGGGTTCTGACGAACTTTTATTTCGCGGGCACTATAGGCCAGGGCGAGCACTCTTGTCAAGCGCCCGCCCTGGAGAACGTTAGACTGACTTCCCAGCCGCCAGGAGAATGGTGTTGAGTGCCACCATTTCTCTAAGCGCCGCCTTGTCACCGCCCGAGTAGCGAGCAGTCCAGGCGCTATCGGAAAGCAGTTCAGCCTTGCGTGAGGCAGCCTGTTCACCCGACATCACACCAGCGCCGTTCGGAGAAGTGTTTCGAACGAACTTGTCTTCCCCGATCTTAGAGCCGATGTTGCGGAACATCTCCATGACCTTGGCGTAGCCCATGCCATCCATCTTTTCGAGGGCATCGACTTGTTCCTTGGAGACACCGAGCGCCGCCGCAGTCTGCCGAACCACGAATAGGTTGGCTTCTGCATCGGCACCCCAATCTTTCATCAGGGCTTCCCGCTCCGTAGCGAGAGCAGCAGTCTTGTCCGCAAGGACACTAGCCGCCGCAGTAGCACGATCCTTGATGATGTTCTGGGCCAGGGTGAGAGCCGCGTTCTGGCTCAAGTGCAACGCTGCCGCTTGAGCGCGAACGAAGTCACCTTGAGCCGGGTCTGCGAACGTCACCTTGGAGAAGTCGTACTGCTTGGGGTCCGTTGGGGCCCCGAGTTTTTCATAGAAGGTTTTCCAACCCGCTTCGTCGTTGGGCTCAGGGATGCGCGCGACTTTCTCCGGGGGATGCCCGATCAATTTCGCCGCAGCCTGATGCGACTGCACCGCAGCCAAGGCTGCTTCAGTCGGTGTCTTCACGTCCCAACCGTGGGACTGTAGATGGCCGATGGTGGCCGCATCGGCCCCCGCGTACCATTTCGGAGCCGCCGCAGCAGCCGCAGTAGCGGCAGCAGTCGCGGCAGTGGCAGCCGCAGCAGCGGCAGCACCGTTATCGCCAGTGGCTTCAGTCATCGCTTTCATCTTCCTTTGACGCTGTGGGAGGTTGGAAACCCGAGCCATTGTACAGCGCAAACAATTGGCTATCGGTTAGATTGATGTGTTGCTGAATGCGCCGTATCACGTCCTGCCGGCCGATGAGGCGCCATGTCTGATTGTTATCTGGGTCAGCGGGTCCTTGCAGGAAGCGCGTGTACTTCAGCAGATCGCTGAACATCATTTGCCCAGCCGGCGAAGTGATCGCCAACTTGTAAGCGGTGGAACGATCCCGGAGAAACAACATCGTGTTGTTGATCACGGCCGTCATTGTCAAGCGTGCCATTTTGTAACCCTCCCGTTACATTAAGGGGCCTTAGCGTAACACCACTATTGCATTCCCGGCTGTTGCTGTTGTGGTTGCGGGCCACCCATGCCACCCCCAGGCGCAACGCCCGGCTGGTTCTTCTGCACTACGGCCTGCGCCTTGATCATCGCGGCTTGCGCCGGCAAGGCTTGGATTTGCTGTTGGGTCTGCTGCGCCTTCGCGCGGTTCTGCCGCTTGGCAACGATCTGCTGCGCGGTTGCCATCCAGCTTTCCGGCACTGCCTGGATTTCCGCGATGGCGGGAATGGCCTTGTCGAAGTCGAAAGTGTCGAGCAGGCTTGGATCGCCAGTGATGTTCACCAGCTCCTTGACGCTCTCCACGGTACGGATAAAGCCCGAGGCTTCCTGCGCCTTCATGGCACGCGAGATCGGTGAGGTGTAGCTGACCTCGTAACCGCGTGCTTCCTTCAGTTCAGGAGGCATCTCGTCAAGCAGACCAAGCTGAACCATCAAGTCCAACTCGCGCTCGATTAGCGGGCCGAGATATTCTGATTGCTGCCGGCCGATAGTTGGAGCCAGGAGGATGCCCTTCTCGTTCGTGCGCTCGATCACTTCAGTCGCCGTCATCTGCGGCGTCTCGGTCATAATCTGGAAGAGCAGCACAAGGAAGGCGTCCTTGATGATGGCGACTTCCATCTCCATCATTTTTTCGTTGATCTGGATTTGGCCAGAGGGGAGGACACCTACGAGTGGCTTGCCATCGGGCGACATGCCACCCTTGTTCATCGCTCCAGGTCGCAGGGAGAGATCGAACAATCCGTCATCGGCAGTCAACAGAACCGGGTCACTAGCCCGATGCCCTTGCTTCAAGAAGATGCGCTTCTCTGCGTTGAGCGTCTTCAGCGAGGGCAGAACTTGCATGGCTGGCGACCGGCCGTAAACCTCGCCCGGCGCCTGAGTGTAGCGCGTGATCGGAAGCGGGAAAGTCCGGTAGCCGCCTTCGCTCAACAGTGTGTGGCTGGTGAGGCAAATGTAATACGAGGCATAGGGCATTTTCTTCGGGGACAAACTATGCGGGTCCCAGTCCGCGCGCGGAATGACACGATGGATGAAATCATATTTCGTTTGGCTGCGCGCATCGAGCGCGGCCTGAAGCTGCTGCGGGAACGCCAGTGGGAACTGCTTCTTGCACTGATCAGCCGTCAGCCGGAACCAGCGAACAAACCCGTCAACGCGGCCCTGGTGATTTTCCCGAATGTATAGTTCGCCTAAAGGGATAGCCTTGTATCGTAGGCCACGTTTGCCCTCCAGAGAGAATAGCTTGTCCACGAACATCCCGCTCGTGCCATATGCACCGAGCCCCTGAAAAATCATTTGGTTTTGCGAAGCAAAGTTCGCCGTATCGGTATAGCGTGCTTTGAAGAGGGCGTGGGTCGCTGTTTCGTACCATAGCCGCACCTTTCGGTTCTTCATAAGCTGGGCATGTTCAGAGCCAAGCCCGTGCCAGTACATATTGCGCGGGGTCAGCAAGCTGTCGCAGATGGCGGAAAATTTGTCAAGGGCGAGCTGCCCGTTACTGTCAACCTGGCGGTCGGTCTTCTTCATGCCCGGCCAATTGGCGGTGCCGAAGAAGAAAGTATTGCGGTGGGCGGGGATCAGAAGAGAAGCGATCTCTTCGCATTGTTCTGCGGTAGCAGATCGCCAGGTCTGCATCTCAGCAAATTCGCGCAAGCTATCAATCACGATGTCCTGCGCGCGGCCAGTCTGCTGCATCGGTGTCGCAGCAATCTCTTTCAGTTCGTCGGCCATCTTACTGTCCTGGCAGTGGCGAAGCGTTGCCCAGCAACATCATCATGCCAGACGAGCTAAGAGCATCGGGCTGAATGCCCTTTTTCTTGCGTGCCGCTTCTTCATCGGCAAGCTGAGATTGCGTTCGATCACCAAGGCCCATGTCCATGCCGGACATACCGGACAAGCCCACATTCTTGGAGTTCATCATTTCTTGAGGCCCATTGCACCCGAAGCTAGGTCAGGAGCAATTGAGCCCGCTGCACCTTCGGCTTGAGATTTCGAACCTGTTTGGGACGCGGCGATAGCGGCCGTGTGCGCCTTGTAGAAAGCGTCGAGGTGCGCTTGGAGTTCAGGCGGATTGCCAGGGGTGGGTGCAGCCATAGGGTTCTCCGCGCAAGATTGTTGCGTTGGTTGAGGACACTATAGGCTTCGCGCAAGATTATGTCAACGCCGCTTCCGATGACGGGGCTGGCGGACCTTCAAACAAGCCCGTCCCTTGGCGATATCCGCAGGGGTAGCGGTGGTTCGAATATACGCCGCCAGTGTTTCTGGCGACATATTCTTCACCGCCCAGCGCACCTGAGCGCAAGTGAAAGCGCTCGCTTCCGCCGCGAAAAGGATCAGGAAGGCTATCGCCAGAAAAATTTTCACTTGTACTGCGGGCAACCAAGCTTCCGCCCAATCTCATTCCGTTGATGGATGTCGAGGGCCACGAGGTAAGCTGCGTAGCGCTGAGACATTTTGTTACGCGTGTTGTATGAGATCGGCCCCACCAGAGCCGCGCAGATCGGAGCGATGCTGGCCGGGGGTAGGTCTTCCGGTGTACAGCCCGCCGCCATACATGACAGCGTAAGAGCGATTAAGCACCTATACATGATATCCTCCAGGGTTCAATTCTTCGGGTTATCCCACTTGTCTGCCGGTGCCTTGTGCTTCGCATTCGGGCGCGGGGTCGTTGACGTAACAATCTTACCCACCGCTTGGTCCAATACTGCCTGCTTGGCTTGCCAGCGAAGATCGGTGTCATGCTGAATATGCCCGCCCCAAATGAGCATAGCAACAAAAACCGCCGCCGCCCACAGGAAGTCGATCCTGAGTTTCCCAAGGAAAGGGCCGATCACGGGGATGAACTGAGAGAGAAAGGCCAGGGCGATACAGCCGCCAGCGAGGATCACCAGGATGCTGTAGTCAGCAACCAGGTGCCAGACGCCGGCAAATGCTATGGTTAAAAATAGGATCATCAGTCCTCCCGTATGCAGTAGGCGCGTTCCGCATGGCGCCGGTTGTCCAGGCCCACCAAGACCTTATGATTGGCCACATCGTACTTCAAGAAGTCATCGCAAGCGCGCGCCGTGCGCCCCGCATTCATGTCCGTCTTGATACTCGATTTCTTGAGTGTACCCTCTCCCTCGTTATAAGTAAAGGACAAAACTGCCGAATAGCGGTGAGGGGGCATAGCCACCTTGATCTGTCGATCTACCATCTTGATATAACGAGGCAATTCGCCTTTGAGCAGCTTGGCGCACTGGGCGTCCGAGAAGACCTCGCCAACCCGGATATTCGGATTGTCGTAGTTCGTAAGGCCATTGCAATAAGTGATTATTCCAGCGGGGTCGATCTTCTGGTGGCGAGCAACATGGTCGATGCCTTCCCATACCCCTAGGAAAGGAATGGTGATGGCGAGGACAGCCGCGACTGGGCCTGAACCACGCGGCGCCGAGCTCACGAACAAGTCGCCTTATCTGGCATCACACTCTTCACGAACTCTTGAATGTCAGAGAGTTGAACTGAAAGGGCAACGGGGGCTATCGCCTGGTAGCCACGAACGACTACCCCGATGATCTCTCCCCGGTCGTTGTAAAGGGCGCCACCTGAACTGCCGCCACCGATTGGGGTGGTTGACTGGGTAAGGCCGTTGTCACCATCCAGGCCAAGCGCACGATAGTTGCGCTGGGTGCTGGCGATGATGCCATTCGACACCGATGAATACAAGCCCTGTGGATTTCCTACGGCGTAAGCTGCATCCCCGCGCGCGGGCTGCATGCAAGCGATCTTGGCGTCCTGCCAGTTTGGCAACTTGGCTTGGACTTGTACCAGTGCAAGATCGCTATCACTGTCGCTCTTGATAATTTTGAATACATAGCTGGTCCGGGAAACTTCATTCGGTCCTCGGAAGACCAACTGGCTGACGGTGCCCGGCACTGAGACGCGGACTTTTTCGGTTGTCTGTTTGCCCTTGTCATCGTATTTCTCCCGCTCAACGACTGTGTACTGCTCCGCAATGCAGTGGTTGGCGGTCAACAGGATGCCTTTATCCTTGTCCACCAGTGTGGCTGAACAGCCTGTGTTCAGCAGGAAGTTGGTTTGGTCGATCTGCACATTCATCGGCACCTGTTCCCACGCATGAGCGTAGTGAAACCAGCCGACTATAATGGCGATGATGACGAGCCCAGTTTTCACCACGACAGATGCCTCATGATAAGGATCAAGATAATCCGAAACAGCATCAAGGGCAGCCAGCAGATGATCTCTAATAAACGACAGCATTGCATCACCCCCTCGCAGATGAAACATCTTCTGGGCCGGGGCCCTACTTATCCCTGACGTTCGGGGCCCACCCCACGACTGGAGGTACGCGGGGCGCCAGAATTTCAAAACTATGGAACTAATCTAGGTCAAAGTCAATATCGCGCGCCATCGTCTGTGACTGCCGCGTAAATTTTGATCCAAGTTGTGCGGGCGCCGCATAGCGCCGCATCATAATCCCAATGCGAGTGGCCGACATTAAATCGTCGTTGACCTTCTCGATTGCCCCATTTTTGTCACGATGTAAATTTCGAAATTCTTCAAACCAATCCGACAAGTGTGCGGCGACTTTCAACCGGCCGGTCGTGATGCGCTGATCCATCTCGGCGTAGCCCGCCTCAGTACCGTAGCCACCCTCGGGGAACGTCGCGTGCTCGGGCAACATTCTCAGCCCCTGCGCGCGGTAGATCGACGCCAGCGGTTGCCCGCTGCCGTGTTCGCGAGCCGTGCCGTCTTGAGGCCAGGCGACTTTGACCGCCGCAGCGTAAACCTTCATTGCCGCCGCGTGCTGGATCGGCTGCATGTCCTTGACCCGGATGCTGTGCAGGATATGGATCACATCGTTGTCGCGGTCCCAGGCGTACAAGATCGCCGCGAACGGATGCGCGATACCAAAGTCTATGCCCCACAGCTTGACCCAGGTGGGAGGAATGTAATCCACATAGGGCTCTTTGATGTTGGCTTCATCGTAGGGGAACACGCGGCCGAAGCCGGCCATCGGTATTCCCAGGCGCCGCGTCTCACGCTCATGTATCGGCCAGGAGGCGACCAGCGCGCGCTTCTGCTCCAGTGTGTAGTGCTCGGCGTCGTCCAGGATCATCTGCACCATCACGCGATCTGGGGAGATTTCCTTGGTGAACTGATCGACCAAGGTGTTCAGGAGCGGGGTGGCCGTGACAAGCATAATGCCTTCGCCAGCAAGGCGCGTGAGGAACTCAGGGTATATGTCGGCCTGGGTTTGGGTAGGCATTTCATCGCACCATCCAAAGTCCAGGGCGGTTCCTTGGAATTTATCACGGCCTTGCTCATACGACTTGAAGCTGAAACTGGACACGCCATCTTTCACCCCTTCTGTGAAATGCTGCACACGCAGTGTATCAAATGCATTCGAGACACCTCGGGCCAGAGTGTAGCCTAGGAGCTGCTCCTTGGGGATCATTCCTGTTCCGTGAAGCGACGTGATACCCGCTTCGCCGCAGAGTTTCTCTTGCATGACTTCTCGAACGGATAGGGAAGTGATGCCGGCTCCCCAACCTTTTGTGGGATGATCGAATTTCTTCCCCGCCCACCATTCGGGGTAAAGTCCCGTGAGGTGACAGGCCACTTCAAAGCCACCCGTTTCGGTTTTGCCAACGCGGTTTCCCGCCATGAATAGTCGCTCACGTTTGGTTGCTCCCAGATCGAGGAAGAGTTTCTGCTTCGGGTATGGCTTGAAGTACAGCAGCTTGTTGAAACGACGATGGTCATCCATCGCGTCAAGCAGCGCCAGGGTGTCTTTCAGCTCCTGCTGGGTTGGCTCAGTCACATCTTTCCCCAGATCGCTATCGCGGTCAGGCAGCCCATCACGCAGATGCACAGAATTGTAAAGTCACTCATGTCCACCTCGTCGGTGGACACGGAAGCTGGGGCTCAACCGTTTTCAGGTTCGTCGCGTGGGGAACGACTTCACCAAGAGCCACGATCAATTTCATAACTGCTACTCGGTCGAGTGCCACGCAGCCAGAGTTGCCGGCCATCCGAAGTCCCTCCACATCGCTCGGCCGGTCAGGACTGCGAACCGTGATCGTGAGTTCGTCGTCTTCCCGGTTGACCAGGAGAAACGCCGGGTACTTCTTGCCTTGCTCAGTGTACTCGTGAAGAAGGTGTTTCATTATCCACAATCCTTCGGAGTTGGGTCCGCATCGCAGACATCGTGGTGACAGGGAGCATAGACGTTGTTCAGTGTTCCATCACGGTTCTGAGTGAACCCGATCAGGTGCCGGCACTCATTGATCTTCCCCGCACTCAACGATAAGATAAGCGCCCAAACCAGAGCCGTGAGAATGAGGGCTATGACTACTCGCATCACTCGATCTCCTTTGTCCATGCCTCGATCTCCAGCAGCGCATTGAGTTCGGGATCAATCTCCGCAAACTCTGCGTTGATTGTGGGCTTATTCTCCGCATCGAGCAAGAGGCGGATCGGCGCCGGCACCGAATTGATGAAATCAGGGTTATTCTTCAGCCGCTGCCGGATCATTTCCAGCATCATCGTGTTCGTGCCAACGTCATGGGTCACCGCGATATTGTGCTCGGTCTTCGCGTGCAGGCCAACGCGGTCGAGTATCATCTGCGCCGCCGCGCGCCGATCTTTGTGCGAGGCCTTCGGATCGGTCAATTGCTCAAGAACCACGTTGACCGCCTCGATGGCGGAACCGCCCAGCCGTTTCGCCGCCTCTTCCAAGATCGCCGCTTGGACATAGGGAGTGTGCGCCGCTCGGAAGCCGGCCTGGGCCAGACCGTTTGCGTTCCCCGAGTACCCCGCCATCGCTGCCGCACGCATGTGCTGACCGCCGCCGATCATCAGAATTGCCAGGACAAAGCGCCGCTGGAGCCGGGTGCAGCGTTTCATCGCCGGGCCGAGGCTTTCGTCGTCTATGTCTGATATCACGATGTCTGTTCCCATGTTAATCCCTTACCATGAAAGTTCCACTAAGTCAAGCGCGCAAGATTATTGCGTCTGGAGGACCGCCGCCGATGCCCTAACTCATTTCGGCGCCGCGTGAAATTGACTTGGGACGCGAGAGCGTGGCAAGGCAGGAAGGCCGGGGCCGGCATGGGAGTACCCCGGGTCTATTTGTTCAATGAATACAATGGCTTGACCCATTTCATTGCATATTAATTGAGAGCGATGGCGCAAGATTGTTGCGCGCAATTATATTGCGTGGCAGGGGCCTTGCATTTGTTCAATGAATACAATGGCTTGACCCATTTCATTGCATATTAAGGCGCAAGATTGTTGCGCGCAATTATATTGCGTGGCAGGGGCCTTGCCCCATAGGAGGCAGGATGAGGCAGGGGCCTTGCCCCATAGGAGGCAGGATGAGTGGCGCCGGCCGAGCACGCGCAAGATTGTTGCGTGATCAAGGCAGGATGAGGGGCAAGGCGCCGGCCGAGGGGCTCGATAGGCGCCACGGGCTCGATAGGAACCGGCCAAGGAACCGGCCAAGGAACCGGCCAAGCGGTCTCGAAGCGCGATTATCTAATGATATCAATACTACACTAATAGCGAGCATATTTTCATTGATATCATTGGACAATTAGCATGGGTCACTCGGGACCTACACTAATAGCGGGCTATTTTATGCACGCAATGCGAGAGAAAATATACCCCAAGGATATCATAGACTTAGCTCAAATAAATCGAGTGAGCACGCGCGGCCGTAATTAACAAATCCAAATAACTCAATCAAATCAATGCCAGAAGAGGTTGTGATTGACTATGGAAATGCTAGTCGCTATTGTCGCTCTTGCGTTTTAACGCGCGTCCCCGAGACGCGGGGCGCTTAAATACGCATCGACAATATAGCTTGTGACCAACAAAGGAGGCCATGATGTTTACCCGACGCCACTACCGGAGCATAGCCCGCGCAATGCAGTCCTGCATGCCCGAGCCGGGATTTGGCACTTGCGATGCCGAGCGAGCCTGCGAGCATGATCAATGGCTCAATAGCATTGCCGCATTAGTCACGGTGTTCAAAGCGGACAATACCTGTTTCAGCTCTGATAAATTCGAAGAGGCATGCCACAAGTCGACGTAATTGCAGTCCATGTGTCGCGCCGGCCATGCTCTAATGCGGGCCATTCTGGCGGGGCACATTGGCGGCAATTCAGCCGATGGAGGCCTAAGCTATGCAGGATAAAAACTGGAATATTAAACACTGGCCTAGCGAGCCAAGCGAGCCCCGCAATAACGAAAGTCGGCGCGACTATCAGAACCGGCGCCAGACTGAATTGATTGCAGGATCAATTCGAGAAGTGAATGAGGCGCAAGCGTGGCTCACGCGCGCACGCAAGGCGCGCTTGCGTGGCGACTTCGAAATGGCCGAGTATATCACTCGCACGCAATTGGCCTGACCATGTATAAAATTGTCAGGTTATATTTCGACTGCGAGATATCGCGTCGAACCATTGCGGCGGGCCATGACTGAGATCATAGACCAAGTCCGAAACGAAATCCATGCGGCCACCCATGGCGCGCGCGTCATTAGGGCGCCGGCATTCCTGGAATGGTGGGCTCGTTTTTGGAGGGGCTACTAATGTCATGGCTCGAAAAACGCACGCTAGTTCAACGTAGTGTTGATGGCGCCATCATTCGGAAATGGCGCGGCAAAGAATGGCGTGCCATTCGGACACAATGGGAGTATCAATTGCCAAATTGCCCCGTGATTATCGTGGTCAATAGGCAGGAACAAGTTCAACGTAGGGAGGCAAAGCTATGCACATGATATTGTTGCTCATCCTAGCTACATTTCTTATCGCGTTGTCGTTTGGCCGGCTCGCAGTAGCAGTGTGGTTTTCGTTATGGTACTTTGTGGCGATAGGGTATGTCCTATCACAAATTGCCTTTATGATAGGCCATAACCTATCAAATTTCCTCGGGATAATAGGATAGAACACATGCACCCACCTGTGGCGGACCTTGCAATTGTGTCGCTTCACGAAAAAGGTTTTTGGCAGGCCGATCTTTACCATGATGCCAGCCATCTGCGCGGCGACGAAATGGAGCAAATGGGCCTTTGTCCCGATGCTTTTTGCACGTTCAAGCGCGGCGGCAACGTCGAGGAAGCCTCTATTTGGGTGAAAGCGAACTGGCCGCAGGCGGAAGTGAAAGTAGTCGAAGAAATTGAAGATGACGAGGAATAGAGGCTGTGTGTCTAAACCGGATAAGCATGAAAACAATCATCAGCCAGCGAGTTGTAGCCGCCCCAAGCATCGGTAACGACCATATTGGACGTAGGATCGACCGCAGCCTCTACAAAGCCGCACAGGGACTTGGCGGTACGATCCGGGATGATTTCCAGTCTAAGACGGCCCGCGTAGCGTCCGCCGCGCCGCTCTGGCTTGTCGCCCTTCTTGGGCGGTCGGGTACGGACTTCAACGGCGGCGACCACAAGCGTCTTGGCCTCGGCATGGGGGCCTTTGCCTTCGCCGCGCAGCACGCCGCCGATGTAGGTTTCGTCGATTTCGATATGGTCGCGTCCCGAACTGCGGGGTAATCCTTCAAACGTAACGCGCTTGATTTGCGCGGGTGTCGGTTGGCTTAATTGGGGCATCCATGTAAGCAAGGAACTTGAACTGCGGCATATACGGCGGCGGCCAATCAGACCACCATCGAACGCGCGCCTTATCTTCGTAGAGATACCAAGTTCTCGGCATGGCGGGCCTCTATATCCAGGTTAGCCGCCGATCCGGTCGCGGTCTTGGCGCACCATTCCGGCACGAACTGGACGCCAAGCATATGCTGTGCCTTCCGGGGAAACGACACGCGGATCGGCGTTCGTCGCGATGGCGAATTGCAGCCTTCTATCAAGTTCGTTCATGGCTCAACCCCTGTGCTTTGCTTCGCGGGACATCATCCCATTCCCCTCAAATCCAAATCTTTTGTAGAAATCCACAAGTCTCGCCGTGTTCATCCCCGGTTCATCCTCATCGGGGTGGGCCTCCAAACTCAGGTTAACCCCATGCTTGTCCGCCAACGACGTGACCTTATTCATCGCATCTGTTGCGTATCCAAAACCGCGCTCGTTTTCGGGTACGTTAAGACGCTGCAAGGTCGCTTCCCACGGCTCCCCCTCTGCGACAACCGCAACGGAAGCCGGGCTAAACCTTTGCGCGTTCACCGCCTCTACGAATTTTTGAGCGGGAGGAATTTTACCTACCCGCGCAACTCCGCTTTGATGGGCTATGCCGCCGCGCGGGTTACTGCCGTGTCCTTTTGCGTCTTTCATGTTCAACTCCCGTTAACTACGGCCTTTTTGGCCTCTCCCATCTAGCACTGGTAGGTGCATGTGTCAAGCGGATAAGCATGATCACAATGATCCTGACGCCATTCCGCGCGAGCTATGCCGGCAATGCCTCCCAGCTCTGGCGCGCAGTCCGGCCGCGCGTGCCGCGCTAGATCGTGCTGACGTGGAACGATATGCCAAGGCAGAGGCTTTACGCATTAGAGAGCGTGCGCTCAATTCACTTGACAGTAAGATTGCGGCTATGATACGCAAGGGCGAGCCCCTGGAGGGGTCAGTGCCGGCCAAGATACTGGCAGGCTACCGCAAGAAGCGGAAGACATTGGAGGCTACATGATCGCCATTGGTGGAAAAGATAGTTGGCAATGGCGTTGCCTTGAGGCAACGTGCGAGATATGGAGCGGCCGGCGCTCACCTCGGGGCATGATCCTGCGCGCGGCATTTCAGAACAACGGTGTCGGGCCCCATTCATTCCCACGCTTGGCCTATTCGGCTGAGATTTCGAAAGAGGGAATTGTTCAAGTGCAATGCGCCAAAACTGAAGGCAGTGAGGTTCGCAAGATCAATCTTTGTACCGCTCAAGTGCTCGTGGATAGTTTCCGACGCTTGGCCGACGAATTGAAATTGAACGATCAAGATCGCATCGCGTTGTTCACTTGCATCCGGCAATGGATAGGCAAGGATCACAGGGCGATCTCAAATATGGCAGGCGATTATCAGCATGAAGCGTAAGTCAGTCTTCCATGAAAAGTCCGAATTGGTCGGGCTATTTAACTCGCGCTTCCAGGAACTGGGGCTCGGCAACGCCAAGCCATACCACAAGCCCGCCGAGGCCCCTGAGGAGCGTGTGGTGCGCGCCTATGCCGAGGCCAATAGGTCTGACCCATTCGCGGAGAAGCGTATTCGCCACTATCTGAAACAAGGCTATGTCCTAGCGAGTGATATCACACGATGACACCAGATCAATGGGCCCAGCTCTTAACCGCGCGCATCATCCCGCGTGCTATTGCGATAGATCATTATGTGCGCGAAGCATGTAGAAATATTCCTATCGGCGCCGAGATCAATACCCAGCAATTGCTCGAACGGCTATACCCCGCTGTGACGGGCGAGATGGATGAAATTAGAGGCCGGCAAAAATTGCTTGGTCTGCTAATGAGGCATGATAACGGCATTCCAGAGATCGCCCCGGATTGCCGGCATCGCGGGCCCCCACGCATGGGCCATTTCAGGATGATACGGCCGTGGATTTGGCATAGGAGTACCAGAGCATGACAGCACTCGAAATCTTAAAGAAAGCCCGCGCCCTCGTGGCCGAGGGTTGGTGCCAAGGGCAAGGCATTGCGGTATGCGATGGCGCGGTCTATAAGCGCGATATCGTCAACGCCTTGAATGATGCGGCTGGCGGCGTGGGTGGTATGGCTTCAATAGGTGGCCCCGAGGAACGGGAGGCATTCCGGTTGATGTGGGACGTCACTGGTGGTGCCGGCATCATCCGGTTCAATGATGACCCGCACACTACATTGTCGCATGTGCTCTGGGCTTTTGACGTTTGCATCTCGGACCTAGAACCGGCTGCGGTCAAATCCGAGTGACTGACAGACTTGATCGGCGCATCTATGCCACGCAGCATTGTGTTCACCGCCCCGCCACATTTTAGGATGGGAGAACAAATGGACGTGAACCATTTCGTGCGCCATGCCTTCAGTGAGGGTGTGCATGATCCCGACAAAGTGTGCGCTCACCATGATGCTGAGTTTTCGCTTTGTGTGGTTACAGTACGCGAAATTATGATGCGATCTGCCGACGATGAATTTAATATCCTCGGCATCAGGAAGGTTCCAATGAGTAAAGGGCTCACACTCATCGAGCATGGAATAGCAGGCCCGCAATATGGTAGGGGTGAGGTGCATGATTGACTTCCCGGAGTGATAGGACTACGATGATACGTTAGACCTGGAGGTTGAGGTTGTCAACTAAAAGTGAAAAGCACCTTGCAGCGCTTGATTATGTCGAGCGCGGCTGGGCAATTATCCCCATCTTGCCGGGTGCGAAGCGCCCGCTGCGGGACGATTGGCGCAATGCCAAATTGAACACGGCCGAGGATGTTGACACCCTCTATGCCAGTGGATTAGACTACAATCTCGCATTCGAGCCCGAGGATATGGGGCTCGCGGTTGTGGACGCTGACCTGTACCACGAGGGTTGTGATTATGCCGCCGAAAATCTTCCCGAGACTTACGAAGTTGAAACCCCGCGCGGGGGCACTCATTTCTACTTCGCGGGCTCGGTCCCGAGCACCGTTGGCAACCCAGACAAAAGGAAAGAAGGGCGCCTCGGTGACTACATCGACACGCGCGGCCGAGGTGGATATGTCCTGCTTCCGCCCTCTGAAATTATCGGGAAAGGCGCGGGCAAGTACGCGATTAAAGAAAATCGAAAATTCGCTGCCCTCCCTCTGGAAGTCGAGGTTAGACTTGCGCCGCGCAATAACGCAGCAAGCGTTGGTGCTGAAGTCGAGCCGGACCTCCCAGGAAACATTGCACGAGCAGTGTCTCGACTACGCGATCTCGTTAGCCGAGGAACTGTTGCAAGGATCGGACACTACGGCCATGACGTTTGTTACGAGGTGGCTGTTGAGTTGGTCCGTGATTTGGGTATCGCCCCAGGGACCGCGCTTGCATTGATGTTGGAGCATTGGTACCCCCATTGTACCCCGAACGACCAACCTGACTTTGTACGAGAGCGAGTAGAGAGTTGCGTCACCTCTGGCCAGAATGCCATCGGGGTGAACGCGACGGCGCCGGCTGCTGAAACATTCGCGGGCTTCAACCTCCCTGCTGTGGCAACATCAGAGCCGGCGCCACGCTCGCCCTATTATGCCCTCGGCACAGTCGATCAACTCGACTTGCCTGACCCAGAATGGCTGGTGAAAGATGTCCTCCCCGCACGACAAATTGTTTTGTTGTCCGCCACCAAAGGGCAATTCAAAACCTTCCTGGCGCTCGATCTTGCCTTGGCAGTTGCTACCGGAAAGGCATCCTTTGGAGTTTTGCCCGAACATACCGGATTGGTTTTTTATGGAGATCACGAAAGCATGGAAGGCATCGCCAAATTTCACCGCCCCGCTTGGCATAGCGCGAACAACCTGGGACCCCGAGACGAAACAGGTTTCTATCTCATGGCTGGCCCCCGCATCGCTCGTGAAGAGGAACAGCAACTCTGGGAAGCGGAAATAAATTACCGCCAGAACATCGAGAAGCGTCCAGTCCGGCTGATCATCCTCGATACTTACAGCAAATGCATGGCGGGCCTGGACGAGAACGACCCGAACGACGCTCAAAAATTTATAGACTTCTGCAAGAAGCTGATCGACAAGTACGGCTGCACGATCTTGGTCCTGGCTCATCTTGGCAAGGATGCAACGCGCGGCACACGCGGTTCCTCGGCGCTGCCCTATGGCGTTGATAGCTTGCTGCGGGTCGAGCGGCACAAAAAGACCCTCTCGGTCAAGCTATTCGTGGATAATCACCGCTCGGCGCCCGAGCGTGCGACCCCGTTCTCTTTCGAGGGCCGGGTCATGGAGCGGTCTATTGTCTTCCGGCTGCTGGGTGCGCCAGAAGTGGCCGCCCTGGCCGAAGAGCACGATGACTTCGACCCTAGGAAGGTCGTGGGTGCGTTGCGCGCCCTCGGGGCAGTGGATGATGAGCATAGGGTGATGACCCGCCCAGTGGCTATGGCGTTGAGCCCGCCGCATGAAAAAGAGGGCGACGAGCGATATGAAGCGCGCGTGGCTCACACCGATATGAGGCTGCGCCGGCTCTCGCGTACAACGCTGAAGGGGCTCTGCTTTGGCGCCGGCCAGAAGTTGATGTGGACGCTGCCACCCGAGGTGCTCGAATGACGTATGCCTTCATGTTCCTCGCAATGATCGGCCTGGACTTTGTATGGGCGCGCTATACCAAGACCGTGGCGGACGGGAAACCGTTGGCTGCCGCTTGCTATTCAATTGGCATCATGCTAGGCGGTGCAGTGACTGTTATCGGGTACATGGAAGACCATTGGATGCTGATCCCACTCGTGCTCGGGTCATTCATTGGAACTTATTTCACGGTGAAGCACGGCGAATGACTGGAGGGTAGCATTATGACAGAGCATAAGATACGCGCGGGCTCGCGCTTGCAAAACAACGAAACCGGCGCCATCATCACGGTGGAAAAGACGGAAGATCGCTATGTCAACGTGGCCGGCATTGGCGACCCACCGGCTGCGCTGAAGTGGGCGTACTATCGGACCCCAACGAAAGACAACCACAAAAATGGCCGGCTCGTTCGCATCTCAGCGGACCGTATCTTCGACGGCCCAGTGCGTAACAAGAGAGGCTACACCGTGGTCGCCCCCGGCGTGGACTTCGACATAGACAACGTAATTTGATGCATCTCGACTGGAACAAATCGAACGACACTTTCGTGGTGCGAGTGCCCAGAGGTGCTGATCTCAACATGCTCATGCGTGAGCACGGGCTTGACTTCAGCACCTCGGCCTCGACTGAAAAAGAAGCGGTCCTGTTTACCCGGGACCAATACGCGGCTGCTACGTTTTCGGATTATGCAAGTCCAGACGCTCTACTGCGTCTGGCGCCCACTCTGTTTGAGATTAGTGAAAGCTGGAGGGCTACAAGCAATGCTCACATCGCAGTGCCGGCTGACAGGGAACTCTGGCCATTCCAAAAAGCGAATATCGAATACGCTCTTAGGCGGCGCAATACGCTTGTTGGCGACGTTCCCGGGCTGGGAAAGACACCCACAGCTATCGCCTTTTGCAATGAAGTTCGTGCAAAAAAAGTTCTGGTCATTTGTCCCGCGAACATTAGACTGCAATGGCACAAGCGCATCCAAGAATGGACGACGATGCCCTGGCCGGATAATAAAATCTACCCTATCTTGAAAGGGTCGCACGGAACTAACCCGGCCGCTGCGTGGACGATAGTGAGTTACGATTTGGCACGGACGGAAGGCATTGGGAAGGCTCTAGCAAAGGAACACTACGATGTACTCATCCTCGATGAACCTCACTACCTTAAAGAGATTGATGCTCAAAGAACCCGGGCTGTATTTGGAGGCGGACCGAGGCTTTTCCCTCCACTGGCCGAACGGGCAGAGCGTATTCTTGGCCTCACTGGAACACCCCTTCCGAATCGGCCACGTGAGGCCTACGCCCTTGCGAGAGGACTTTGTTGGGACGCTATTGATTGGGCTTCGGAAGATAAATTTCGGCACCGTTATAATCCCTCCCAGACCAAGGTCACTGACGAAGGGAAGATTTACATAGACGAGCGCAGTGGGCGCCATTCCGAATTGCAGAACCGGCTGCGGTCCTGGTTCATGTGCCGGCATGAGAAGCATGGGCCCCGAGGTGTGATGAAGCAGTTGCACATGCCCATCTATGATCTGATCCAGGTTGAAGAGACACGCGCCGTCAAGCAAGCGCTCCAGGCCGAGAGCCTGCTCGACATTGACCCGGAGAAGCTAGAGGGCGCCGACGCGACCATGCTCGGGCATATCGCGGTAGTGCGCCGGCTCATGGGCATCGCCCTGGCCCCCCAGGTGGCCGACTATGTAGAGATGCTGCTTGACAGCGGTGAAGAGAAGTTGGTACTCTTCGCCTGGCATATAGAGGTGATGAACATTCTGGAGGCCAGGCTGGGCCGGCATGGGATAGTCCGCATGGACGGCCGTACTGGTCCGGTCAAAAAGGATAAGCTGGTCAAAGAGTTCATCACCAATCCCCGTATCAAGATCGCTCTCGGTAACACTCTCACAATGGGAACTGGAACCGATGGCTTGCAGGAGGTTTGTAATCATGCGCTCATTGGAGAGCCCGATTGGGTCCACGGAAATAACCTCCAATGTTTTGACCGCCTTGATCGTGGCGGACAGCGTGATCAGGTCCAAGGAGATATCTTTGTTGCCCCTGGCTCTATCGCAGAAAAAATCCTCGCGGCGGCCCTCCGCAAAGGCCAGACGACGCACAAAGCGTTAGACAAACAATTTTCGGATGACCGATGACTAAAAAATTAGAGCCAGGGGCTAGACGGATTGCGCGATTGGCCGCGCAAGGCCGGTGGCGTTCTCGTAATCGAGAGGCCAATAGGGATGCTCAGT